ATTGATAAGAGAGAGACGCAACCTTTGTATATTGAATGTCATTCTATAGCAGAAAAGGATTACGTGTTTTGGAAATATGAAGAATTAAAAGATTTATGTAGCTCTGAGCCAAAGTATTATGAAGGTGGCTATAAAGATTTTGGTTCTGGTACAAAGTATTGGTGTAAACCACATTACAGATTTGAGACAAGAATTATTAATCAATTGAAGGACATTCGAGACATGCCAAGAATCAATAAGATTTGGCAATTGAATGAATTTGGATTATCTCTTCATTGCTTAGACGATGGATGCAGAGGTAAATCAGCGTGGGAATTATGTTTGGCAGAATATACTCAGCAAGAAATTGATTTATATATCAAGCTGTGTAAAAAGAGATTTGGGTTATATGCTAAACAGCAGACAGATAAAAGATATATAAGATTTGATTCAGATTCAAGTAGAATTATTGATCAAATTATTTTAAACAATATTCCTAATTCGCTTGACATTATCAAAAAGAAGATATTAGAAAACGATAAAATTTCTAAAAAAGTAAGATACATTTATGTTGTCATGCAGAACGGAGAACAGATTGGTTTATCTACATATTGTAGATCTCATGGTATTCCATATGAAAAGACAAGAAAATATGTCATTGAGCACAATATCTCTCGAATTCAAGAAGCTGATCTACTAAATAGATTAAAAGCTGGAGGATTAATGAATGCGGTATAACAATTATCATAAACACGATCATGTGTCAAATATCTTTACCCCAGATACAAATACTAAACAAGAAGAGTATATTCTTAAAGCATTGGAGTATGGGCATACAAGTTATTATAGTACGAATCATGGCAGTTTTGGAGATATCTTTGAAGCCAGAACATTGTGTAATAAGTATGGATTGCGTTGTATTGCAGGCATCGAAGGATATATTGTCCCAAATGCGTCGCAAAAAGACAAAAGGAATTATCATATTATAGTGATACCTAAAACCGATGAAGCCAGAAAAAAGATGAATTATGTATCAAGTATGGCAAACATCAAAGGGTTTTATT